TATAATGAATTAGATGTTAGTTTCTTTATGGACGGAACATCATTACCATTGAGATTCTTTAGAGCATGGCAAGACTTCATGCAGAATGGAGTCGCACCTAATCCTGAGTTCTTTTATGATGATCAACCATATACTAGAGTATTAGCATCTAATTACTATGAGGACTTTGCATGTGATATGTTCATACACAAGTTAGAAAAGTTTGAAGGTTCTGGAGGAAGACCTAGAGATGAGAATGGAAACGAAATAAAAGAAGATTATATTGAGACATGGAATGCAAGACTAGTAAATGCATATCCATATACTGTAGCATCAATACCATACTCTGCAGGTCCTGCACAACTTGTTAAGGCAACTGTGGGATTCTACTATGAGTATAGTCACTTAATTCACAATATGGAATAGGTGCTATATACTATACTGAAATTATAAATTATGCCATTACCTGATATTGCGACGCCAATTTATACATTAACTATTCCTTCCACAAAGAAGAAAGTAAAGTATAGACCGTTCCTCGTCAAAGAACAGAAGTTATTAATATTGGCATTGGAGAACGATGACCAACAACAAATATTAGACGCTATAACAAAGACTATACAAGATTGTTTACACACTAAAGTAAACGTAGCAGACTTAGCATTGTTTGATATAGAATATCTTTTCTTACAAATACGTGCCAGATCAATCAGTGAAGAGATTGAGATGAAAGTTACGTGTGCAGATGATGGTGAGACAACTGTAGATGTAAAGTTTATGGTAGATGATGTTAAGGTTAACTTTCCAAAGGGACATACTAATATTATAAAACTAAATGATGAGTTAACTATAGAGATGAAGTATCCTGATATTGATTACTTCACTAAGATTAACTTTGTAGGTGACGAACCAGATCCATATGAGTTAGTTGCTAAGTGTATCAAACGTGTATACGTTGGAGAAGATGACTACACTCCAGACTCTGAGCAGGAGTCAAGAGATTGGGTAGAAGGTTTGACCAGTGCACAGTTCGAGGGTGTGCAGCAATTCTTTGAGACAATGCCAAGTCTAAAGCATGTGTTGAAGGTCAAGAACCCCAAAACTAAAGTTGTAAATGAGGTTGTATTAGAAGGGTTATCTGATTTTTTCGCATAGCCCTCTTCCACGAGGGCATCATGACCTTTTATCAGACTAATTTTTCTCTCGTACAACACCATAAATATAGCTTGAGTGATATTGAAAATATGATGCCTTGGGAACGTGAGGTATATGTGAACATGTTAGCAACTCATCTCCAAAAGGAGAGAGATAGAATCGCAGAGGAACAACGTAGATCCTAATGGACTTTTCAGCAATCCTAAACTACACAAAGAAGGCAGCAAAGAGTTTGACTGTCGGGGTAGTTGGTGCTGTCAGTGCAGATAAGACAACTGGTGTAGTTCCTGCTATAGCACCTATACCCATAGAAGCTGTAGATACTTCATATGCACAACCAGAAGTTATAAAGCAGGATCCAAATGAACCTGAGAAAGATTACGAAGAAGTAGTAGTAGAAAGATTAAAAGAAGTAGCGAGAACTAGATCATTACCATATGAAAAGAAACCAGAGGTAGCACTAAAGTCAGGTGGTTTAGTAAAGAGGGAGACTGTTGCAAAGGTTGCAGAGGAAGAACCAGAGGTAGTCACTCCTGTTAAGAACTATGGAGAGTCGGTAGAACAAGTATACAAACAAGGTGCAGCGTTAATCATAAGCTCATCAATGGGTTTCTTGAAGTCACTACCTCCAACTCCTGCTAAAGGTAGTGTTGTAGCAGAAGCAAATAGACTAAAGAGTATATTCGGCATTGCTGATACACCAAAACCACAAAAAGTTATTGGATTGAAAGCACCATTAAAGTGGTGGGGTGGTATGGCAGCAGCTGGTGCTACTGCTGTTGCTATGGGTGCACCTCAAGAGAAGAAAGAGGGTGGTAAAGGTGGCGGTGGCATAGGCAACCCACTCAGAGCATTTAGGAACATCAAAAAGATGTTCAAGAGATTCAAAGTTGGTAAGGTATTTAAGAAAACTAAGATAGGAAAGACTCTTAGGAACTCAGTAGCTGGTGTTAAGAAAGTAACTAGAGGTGCGGGCAAGATAGCAAAGTCTGGTGGTAAATTAGTTAAAGGTGCAAGTAAAGCAGGAAAAGCATTACTTAAGAAAGGTGCTAAGAAGATTGGTGCTAAGGTAGGAGCAAAGGCAGTTGCTAAGGTAGGTGCGAAAGCACTAGGTAAAGGATTACTGAAGAAGATACCTTTTGTTGGTATGGGTGCAGGACTATTGTTTGCAGGACAGAGATTATTGAAAGGTGACTGGAAAGGTGCGATGATGGAAGCAGCATCTGGTATAGCATCTACAATACCTGGCGTTGGAACTGCTGTATCAGTAGGACTTGATGCTGCACTTGCTGCTAAGGACATGGGTGTATTGCCAGGTCAGAAACAAGCAGAGGATCAACAAGGTGGTGTGCAAGCACCTGACCCTACAAAAGACATGTATGGCAGACCTATCATATTAAACCCATCTACTAAGAAAGCATGGGAGAAAGCAGTTAACGCTGCTGCTAAAGATGGTATCAACTTGCCTATGAGTGTGACATCTTCATATAGAAGTCCAGAACAACAGGCAGCATTAATAGACGCAGCTGAAGCGGGCGATGAACGTGCAATCAATCCTGCTCCTGTAGGACAGTCACCACATGGACAAGGTTGGGCAATTGATATTGACTACTACTCGAAAGCAAACGAGTGGATGAGAGATAAAGGTAAGAAGTTTGGTTTCCAATGGCAAGGAGAGAAGGATCCAGTTCACTTTGACTACTATAACAACGAACCTAATGATAAGTGGTTAAAACCTGGCAAGAATAAGTGGATACCTAATCTTGATGATCCAGTAGGAAAACCATCTGGATCAGGTGATGGCGGTGCACCACAGGGAGGAGGTGGCGGTGGTAGTGTATCACCTCCATCTGGATCTTCATCAGCAGAAACGTTAGCAAGTGAACCAGTAACCCAAGGTGCTAAGGGAACTGGTGGCACTGTAGTTTCACCACCACAAATTGTACCTTTAGCTGGTAAACCTCAGATAATTTATGTTCCAGAGGTTAAAAAAGAACCTACTAAGCGAAGGAATACAGTCATTGATGTGTTCGGTAAGGGATCATCGGAGGTAGTAGCATGAAGTTGCCAGGCGATTCTGATAAACAACAGGCAGTATCACATGAGATGATGCAGAGATCTCTGCAGTCACAACGTCGTGTAGTAAAGAGAGTTGGACTGTTAGAAGATAAAGTAGCAGAACTAGAAAAGGTAGAAGAAAGAGTTGATGATATTGAATCAGCTGAAATTGAGCCTGGGACAAAACTAGGTGACTTAGCAGATGGTGCTAAGAAAGTTGCTAAGGGTATAGGCAAGACCATAGGCAAGAACGCATCGTTACTTGCTGATAAGGCAGGTAAGGGACTGAAGAAGGCTGGGAAAAGTGCTGTAGATGCAGCGGGCAAAGGTATAAAATCAGCAGCAGATGCAACTGGTAAAGGTATCAAAGATGCTGCGTCTGCAACTGGTAAAGGTATTAAGAAAGGTGTCAAAGGTGCAGCAGATGCTACTGGTAAGGCAGTTGGTGATGCAGCTAAAGGAGCAAAGGATGCTGTAGGTAAAGGAATTGGTAAGGGAACTGAGAAACTAACAAACATAGGTAAAGGTCTACGTGACTTTATAAAAGACAAGGCAAAGAATGCACTCAAGTTACCTGGCATGCCTGATAAGTTATCGCCTAAGTCAAAGAGTGAGGGTAAAGGAAAGGATTCTACAGTATCACCAAAACCAGAACCAAAGCAAGATCTTGTTCCTGATCCAGTAGCAGCAATGGGTGTGGATCCTAAGACTGGAGAATATTTGTCTAAGGAAGAGAGAATAAGACAGTTTAAAGAACGTAGAGCATTGAGGGAACAAGGTCTTGATCCTGACAATGTACCAGAAGCAAAAGATATAGAGAAAGTAGATACTCTAGAGGAGGCAGGAATAGGCAAGGATGACACTAAGAAGAAAGTCAAGAAAGAACTAGAAGACGAGTTTGATGTAGATCCTAAAATGAAGAAAGCATTTATGGAAGCATTGGCACTACCCGCCAAGTCTGCTGCTGTTGCTATCACTGATCTATTAGAGAAGATTCCTGCACCAAGTAAGGAAGCATCTAAGATATTGAATAGAAATATATCCAAGATATCTCAACAATTTAAGTTGGGTGCTGCTAGTGCTGAAGTTGCTAATGATGAAGAAGATAATGATTCAAAGAAAGAAGAAGGTAGTGGTGGATCATTCTTAGGAACTATGCTTGCTAAAGCATTCAACCTTGCTAGAGGTGCTATGGGTGGTGGTGCAGGGCAAACTGGTGATGGTGCAACAGGCAGTCAACCTATGTTACCGCCAGGTGCTACAGGAGATCCAAGTTACGGTAGACGTGCACCATTTACAGGAACTGCAGATGGTATTGGCATGGGTGATCCCAAGTCAGGTGAGAGAGCAATGCAACCTATCAAGAAACGTACCAGTCTTGCTAGAAAAATGTTTAACATGACACCTATGGGTATGGCATTTAATGCAGCATCTAAAGGAATTAAAGGTGCTAAGGCACTTGGTGGTAAGATCATGGGTGCTAAGGATAAGATAGGTGGTTTAGCTAAGAAAGCATTTGGTATGACACCCATGGGCATGGGTTTGAAACTTGGTATGAAAGCATTTGGTGGTATCAAAAATATATTTGCACCAAAAGATGAGCAAAAGGTAAACCTAACAGAACTGACTGATAAAACTATTCAAGAGAATAGAGAGAACATGGATTCCAAAACTAAGAAGGCAGTTGATACTGCTGCAGGAACTGGTGCTGCAATGGCATCTATGTCAGCTGGTGGAGGTGCTCCAATACAGTCTGAAGGTGGTGGTCTTGCTCAACCAGAAATCATAGAGTCACCATACATTGACGTCTACAACACAACTTCGCAATTCTAATGTCAGTTAATACACAGTCAAATTTTCAATTACTTGCTTTCCTTATTGCGGACTATCCCCCAATAACAAGCAATCAGGTGTTGTATGTAAAATACACAGAGGATATGCAAGCTGCTACCATGAGAATGGAGGTTCAGATTACTGATACTAGCACTGGTATGCTATCTGAATTAGTTGGTATGGAACGTGTATTCATTTCTATAGGTGATAGCGTAGCAAAAACTGAGATTGGTGGAGATTTTGTAATATATGATATTCAGGACAGGAAGAATCTTGGTGGTAAATCATCTGCTGTTCTCATGTTATGCACTGTTGACTTCCTAAACAATGCTGCTAATAAAATATCACGTAGGTTTGGTAAGGGTCAGGGTAAGAAGATTAATGATATTGTAGAGAAAGAGATATTACAAGACTTGATAGGTGTTACTGATAACAGAATAGCAAGAATAGAACCATGTGTTAACAACTTTTCATTTGTGTCACCATATTGGAATCCATTTACTGCAATTAGATGGTTAGCAGCAAAGGCAATACCAGCTACAAAAGGCAGTGGTAAAGCATCAACAGCAGGATATGCTTTTTATGAGACAAGAGCAGGATATAACTTTGTGTCATATGATTCGTTTGCTAGTCTAGAACCAGTCACAAGGATGGTTATAGGACATGAACCAGACGAACTAGAAGATGAAGACGACACAGGCATTACTCCTATATCATCAGTAAAGATTGAGTCATCAGTTGATTTATTAAAAGGATTAAATCTAGGATCATATTCTAGTAACGTTATGACTATAGATCTCAAAGATATGAAGTTTGAACAGCATCCTTTCAGCATAAATAAATTTTACGATGAGATATTGACCTTAAACTCAGGTGCTGCTCCAGAATTTTATAAGGGATTTGATAACAACTTGACGCATACTAGAATCATGTCAAAAGTATCAGACTCTGCATTGTTTACAGAAGGAACATATACACAGGGATTCACAAAACAACTTTCACAATCCAGTTTAAGGGAAAAATTATTTTATGGCAAAAAAGTCATAGTAGAATTAATATCAGATTACTCGTTAGAGATAGGTGAGGTTGTGCAGTTAGATATCTACAAAGGTGGTAGAGATAGAAAACTAGACTTTGCAAACTCTGGTAAATATGTTATCGGTAAGGTAGAAAGAACATTCAAAACTAGTCAAGATAATATGACAACTAGACTTACATTATATACTGACTCGGATGGTCAAGAATCATGATGAATGAAGCACTCGCTAATTTTATAGGTAAGGAAGGGTTCAACTGGTGGATTGGACAGGTAGAGAATGATGGTGCAAAATTTTGGAATGCAGAACTAAACGATGGTGAGGGTGATTGGGATTTTAATGACTGGGACTGGACTAACAAAGTCAAAGTCAGAATCATAGGTTATCACAATACAAATAGGAAAGAACTACCAACATCAGACCTACCATGGGCACAGGTATTGATGCCACCCATATATTCACAGTTATCTGGTATTGGATCTGTTCATCAACTACAAGTTAACAGTTGGGTTGTTGGATTCTTTATGGATGGTGCATCAGCACAGATTCCTATTGTTATGGGTAGTATCAGTGATGAGAACGCTGATAGCAGTTATGGTGTCACTGGTGGTAAAGAACAAGGATTTGCACAGTTGGTCAGTCCAGAATATAAGTTTCCAGATCATAGTGCAACAGGTAGTTCTGCAGGAAACACAGCAAGCACAGTCGAGACTGATGAGGAGACTGGTGTAGATAAAGCACCAACTAACAATGACGGACATAAGACTGAAGAGGGAGAGGAAACTACAAAGAATGAACGAGGACCTGCAAAGAAAGAGACAGAGAAACAGGCAATAGCAACAGAGAAACAAAAGGTCACAGTTCAAGTTGGTAATGGTAAATGTGGATCAGAGACTGCAACTAAACTTGAAGCACCCATGTCTGAGTTTATGAAGTTTGCTCGTGGTATAGAGAAGAATGATATAGATGAATTTATTGACAAACAGACTGGTAGAGTTGTTGATCTAGAGTATGAGATAAACCTCACTCAAATGAGGATCCAGAAAAAGTTGACTGGATTAACTGCTAACATCAAGGGTGTGGTCATGGAGGAGACTAACAAACTTGTAAAAGAGGGACTTGCCGAACTAAGTATTCCAGATCCAGAATTAGATGTTGCAGTCAGAACTCAATTAAAAAACGTTGGTGATCTTGTATCCTGTTTGTTCAAACAGTTGATAGGTGAACTTGGCGACTTTATTAAGGGTCTACTCAAAGATCTAGTAGAGAAAGTATTAGACACTGCACTATGTCTTATTCAGAATATTCTTGGTGATATTATGAAAAATTTGATGGACAAAATTACGTCTGCATTAGGTGTATTGAAAGGTGTAACAGGTGCTATCAAAGGTGCTAGAGATAAGATACAAAACTTACTTAATAAAGTTGGTGATTTCTTGGATCTATTCTGTGATGGTGCTCTATCATGTGCTATTGGTGCATCTGTATTTGATACTGGTATTGGTGCAAAAGCAAAAGGGAACGATGCTACACAGAAACAGATAGATCAATATCCAGTCAAACCTCCTAACTCTGTATCAGTCGTTGGTAATGGTAAACCTGTCAATGGGTTTGTTCCTGCTGTAGATCGTAATGGAGTCAAAAAGATATTTGATGTTAATAAGGGAACTTTAGTGGATCTT